CCGCTATGACCCAGGCTACCAGCTCACGGCCCTCGTGGAAATGAATCTGGACCTGTGGCGGCGGCTCGCCTCCGCCCCGGGCGCAACGGTCACGGACCACTGGGGCTTCGTCCTGTCCAGCTACAACGGCGGGCTCGCGGGCGTCCTCCAGGACCGGCGGCTGTGCTCGAACACTCGCGGCTGTGATCCGGCGCGCTGGTTCGGCAACGTCGAGCGGACCAGCCTGAAGTCCCGTGTCCCTCAGCCCGGATACGGCAACCGCTCCTGGTTCGACATCAACCGGAGCCACGTGCGGAACGTCCTGACGCTCCGCCGGGACAAATATCAAGTGTACTGGAGGACCTGATCATGGCGTTCAATGTTCAGGACGATAACGGCGACGTGGCGGGGGCGAACGCCTACATCACGGTGGAGGAGTTCAAGGCGTACCACACGGACCGCGGCCAGGACTTCTCGAACTTCGGCGACGATGCCATCGCCGCCGGGATCATTCGCGCAACGGACTACCTGGACACCCGCTTCACCTTCTCGGGGCAGCGGCTCCGGGGCCGGGACCAGACCACGGAGTGGCCCCGCATGAACGTGTATGACCGTGACCGCCGCTACGTCAACGGCGTCCCGGTCGAGGTCAAGGAAGCCACGGCGGAGTACGCACTGCGCGCGTTGAACCAGGAACTGAACCCCGACCCGGAGCGCGACCCATCTGGGCGTCCGGTCCACGCGAAGTCGGAGCAGGTTGGGCCCATCAGTGAGTCCGTCACCTACGCCTACGGCGGGGCCTACACCATGCCCGCCTACCCGGCGGCGGACCGGAAGCTGGTCAAGGCGGGCTTCGTCCGCTCCGGCGGGAACCTCGCGAGGGCCTGATCGTGGCACGGTTTGACTCCGCTATCGCGCTGGCCAAGAAGCTGATCAAGAAGAACGGCCACGCCGTGACACTCCGGGGCTTCACCGCCGGGGCCGCTCCCGATCCGGCGAAGCCGTGGAAGCCGGGCGGCAACGTCGCGGCGGACCAGACCATTGAGGCGGTATTCCTGGACTATGAGCAACGCTACATCGACGGCCAGACGATCCGCATGGGCGACCAGCGCGTGTTCATGCCCGCGGAGGGCCTGACGGCTCCGCCGGAGGTCGAAGGCTTGGTGCTGCGTGACCAGGAGGCCTGGAAGGTCATTGCCGTGAAACCGCTGAACCCGAACGGGCAAGCGATCATGTATGAATTGCAGGTGCGCCAATGACACTTCCGACCTTCGACAGCGCACGCGACGAAATCCTTGGGCTGTTCAACACGAAGTGGACCGCGGACACCCCGGCCCTCAACAGCGGGGCTCCGATCCGCGTGGAATGGCCCGGAGTGGACGCGGGCGACCCTCCGCCCGCGAACGAGCCCTATGCCCGGATCACGTTGCGCCACACGACTTCGCGGCAGGCGACCTTCGGACCCACCGGCGGTCGCCGCTTTACCCGTCCCGGACTGATCACGGTACAAGTTTTCACGCCCTTGTCGGAGGGACAAGGCTTGTCTCTTGCTGAAAAATGCGCGATAATCGCCCGGGACGCCTTCGAGGGGCGAGGCACCGCGAGCGGCATTTGGTTCCGCAACGCACGCATCCAAGAGATTGGCCCGGACGGCGCGTGGTACCAGATGAACGTGGTGGTGGAGTTCGAGTATGACGAACTGCGATGAACCCCTTGCCACTTGAATTGAGGAGTTACAACCATGGCTAACAAGATTGACTCGAACGTCACCGGCCTCCGCTATGCGGAGGAGGACACGATCAAGAACCTGCCCTTGTCGCCGGTGTGGTATCCGCTGGAGCCCAACGGCTACAATGACTTTGGCGGTCAGCTGACCACGGTCGCCCGGAACCCCATCAACCCGTCGAGACAGCGTAAAAAGGGCGTGACCACGGACCTGGACGCCTCGGGTGGTTTCGGTCAGGATCTGACCCAGAACAATCTTACCCGCCTGCTTCAGGGCTTCTTTTTCGCGGACATCCGCGAGAAGGTCACCAATATCCCGACCAACGGAACCGCCGTGTCCTTCTCTGGCGTGACGGGCACCAACAAAACCTACACACTGAGCTCGGGCACGGTGGGGTCGCAGTTCCTCGCCGGTGATCTGGTCCTCGCCTCCGGCTTCGATCAGGCCGCGAACAACGGCTTGAAGAACGTCGACAGCTCCACCGCCACGACCGTGGTGGTGACTCAAACCGCAGTGGACGAGACGCCCCCGGCGACCGCGAAGCTGATCAAGGTCGGCTTCCAGTTCGGTTCCGATGAAATGGACATCGTTGTGTCGGGCAGCTATCCGCGCCTGGTCCGCAGCTCCGGCACGAAGGACCTGACGACCCTGGGCCTTATAGTGGGCGAGTGGGTGTTCATCGGCGGGGACGCGACGGCGACCAAGTTCACCAACGCCGCCAACAACGGATTCGCCCGCGTCCGCGAGGTCGCGGCCACTTACATCGAGTTTGACAAGACCGCCGGAACCATGGTGGCGGAGACGGGCACAAGCAAGACCATCCAGCTGTTTTACGGCAACGTCCTGAAGAACGAGAATGCCGCCCACATGATCAAGCGCCGCACCTACCAGTTGGAGCGCACCCTGGGTCAGGATGGGAACGGCACCATGTCGGAGTACCTGGTGGGAGCGGTCCCGAATGAACTGAGCATCCAGATTCGCCAAGCCGACAAGGTCACGGTTGATCTGAGCTTCGTGGCGACCGACAACGAACAGCGCGACGGCTCCACGGGCTTGAAGTCTGGAACCCGTCCTGACCTCGTGGATGCCCCGGCCTTCAACACATCCTCGGACTTCAGCCGGATCAAGATGCACCTGATCAACGCGGGGAACACGAACCCCGACCCGCTGTTCGCCTTCCTGACGGAGTTGACGTTGACGATCAACAACAACGTGACGCCCAACAAGGCGGTCGCTGTCCTCGGGGCCTTCGACGTGAGCGCAGGCACGTTCGCGGTGAGCGGGAACGTCACGGCCTACTTCGCGGACATCGCAGCGGTCCAGGCGGTGCGCAACAACTCGGACGTGACGCTGGACTTCGCATTGGTAAAGAACAACGCCGGGATGGTATGGGACATTCCGCTGCTCGCATTGGGCGACGGACGCCTGAACGTGGAGCAGGACCAGCCGATCACACTACCCCTGTCGGTGGACGCGGCGGAAAGCGCGGCTGGTTACACCCTGCTGCTCAATGAATTCCCTTACCTTCCCAACGCAGCGGACGTATAATCAACGGAGCACGGGGAGGGCTCCGGCCCTCTCTTCCCTCACACTACTTGGAGAAACAGAGAATGAGCCTGTACAAACTGTTCAAGACCAACGAGAACCTGGAAACGGACGGCATCTGGCTGGAGTACGGCCAAACGGCGGACGGCAAGCCGGTCCGCATCAAGATCGCGCGTGCCGGGGGCCACAACGTCGCCTTCGCCAAGGCGCTGGAGAAGGCCACCCGCCCGTACAAGAAGGCCATTCAGACCGGCACGCTGGACGACAAGACCGCCACCCGCCTGTACCGGGAGGTGTTCGCGGATACGGTGGTGCTGGATTGGATCAACGTGGAAGGCCCGGACGGCCAGCCGATGGACTTCAACAAGGAGAACGTTCTGAAGCTGTTCGAGGACCTGCCCGACCTGTTTGCGGACCTCCGCGAGCAGGCCAACAACGTGGCGCTGTTCCGCGATGAGGTGCGGGAGACGGACCTGGGAAACTCTGGGAAGTCCTCTGCTACGGCTTCGAACAAGGGCCGGTAGAGAGGAAGATCATCGAACAGTGTATGCGGTTCGGGATGCCCTTGCCCGACCGCATACAGAATGCGCCGGAGTTGACCCTTGGTTCTGAGCTGTACTACATCGGATTTTTGGACCTGACGTCATGTAGGCAAGTGGGCATGGGCCCGGGACCTATCCCATTGTTGGCCATACTGGAGTATTGTATGATCAACGGGATCGAGGGCGAGCAGCAGGAGGACTTTGTTTGGTTCATTCAGCGCCTTGACCAGAAGTACCTACAGTGGAGCGCAGCCCGTGCCAAGTCTAAGTGAATTCAGCAGACGCATTATCATCATCGCCCGGCGAGCAGAGCAGGGCGCGGATGAGCTCGTGCGAAAGGTCGCCCTGGCCGCGGACCAGGCCGTGGTTACGGGCACCCCGGTCGATACGGGCCGCGCCCGCTCCAACTGGATCGTCTCCTTGGGCGTCCCGGCTACCGGGACCATTGACGCCTACGCCCCCGGCGAAGCCCGGAGCACGGAGGCCGCCAACACCCAAGCCGCCCTTGATCAGGGGAGGGCCGTCATCAGCCGCTACACCGGCGGTGAAGGCACTTCGATCCACATCACCAATAACCTCCCGTACATCCAGCGCCTGAATGACGGCTACTCCGCCCAGGCCCCGGCCAACTTCGTTGAGCAGGGCGTCCAGGAGGCGGTTGAGGTCCTCGCGTTCGGGCGTATCCTTGGCGGCGGTCCGGGGAGCTGACGATGGCCGACGAACGCATTGATATTGTCATCACTGAACGGGGCTCCCGCGTTATCATAAGGAACCTCCAAGACATCGGCGGCTCCGCGCGGAGGTCCGCTGACGCGGTGGACTTCCTAAGGCGCGCACTCGCCGCCCTCGGCGGCGCGGTCGCGGCGCGCGAACTCGTCAGCCTCCTGGACACATATACGAACCTGAGAAACCGGCTCCGGGCGACCGGCCTTGAGGCCCAGAACCTCACGGCGGTGTACCGGGAGCTGCTGGCTGTGGCGAATGATACCGGCTCCGGATTCCAGGGCTCCGTTGAGCTGTACAGTCGATTGGCCGTCAGCTCGAAGGAGCTGGGTGTGTCCCAGCAGGACCTGATCGAGTTCACGAAGTCGCTGAACCAGGCCATCATCCTCTCCGGCGCGAGCGCGACGGAGGCCCAGGCCGGTCTGATTCAGCTGTCTCAGGGTATGGCCTCCGGCACTCTCCGGGGCGATGAGTTGCGCTCCGTCCTCGAACAGCTCCCGGCGGTTGCGGACGTGATCGCCAAGGAATTGGGCGTCACCCGCGGCGAACTCCGCAAGATGGGTGAGGACGGCAAGATCACCGCCGGAATCATCCTGGACGCATTCAAGAACGCCCGCGACGAACTGGAACAGCGGTTTGGCACGACGGTTCTGACCATCGGCCAATCATTCCAGGTCCTTAAGAACAATTTGATTGACCTCATCGGCCAGATGGACGAGGCGACCGGCGTGAGCGGGCTGATCAGCCGCGCGCTCCTGTTCGTGTCGAAGAACCTGGAAGTCATCGCCAAGGTCGCGG